TGTAGATCCATTGCAAATGTTTATTCAGTGGAAATGGTAAATATCAAGTCAATTGTTCCTGATACGCGTTTATGTATTTTTTTTTTCAAGCAGAAGACGGCATACGAGATGTAGCCGTGACTGGAGTTCAGACGTGTGCTCTTCCGATCTAGACCCTAAAATGGTTACTTGTCCACATTGTCAAACTGAATTTGATTTAAGGGAACATGAGTAAAACAAATCTTAAAATTAATTGGGCTACATATGATTCTGCTAAATATGCTTGTTTAAATTGGCATTATTCATGTGTTATCCCAGTTGGAAAATTAGTTAAAATAGGTGCTTGGGAAAATGAAAAATTTATTGGTGTTGTATTATTTGGTCGAGGTGCAAATAAACATTTAGGTATGCCATATGGTTTAGAACAAACTGAATGTGTTGAATTAGTTAGGATAGCTTTAAATAGACATAAAAGTTCTGTTTCAAGGATTGTATCAATAGCTTTGAAATTTTTAAAAAAGAGCAACTCTAATTTAAAATTAGTAGTTTCATATGCAGACCAATCACAAGGGCATCATGGAGGCATATATCAAGCAGGAAACTGGGTTTATACAGGTGCAGGAAAAGCAGATAATTTTTATATGATTAAAGGTAAATTAACACACCCAAGAACAATAGCATCTAAAGGAGTTAAACAAAATATTTATGGAGCAAAAAAATTAGACCCTCATGCTTATATTGTAAAAGTTCCCGGAAAACACAGATATTTAATGCCACTAGACAAACAAACTAAAAATGATATTATGAAATTATCAAAACCATATCCAAAGCGTGTAAAGCAGGCGATGAATGATATCCCATCATAACAGCGGTAGTGCGACACTAACCTACACGCTCCAAAAATTTATTGAAAATATAATAAAAATCCCATATCAATAAAAGTACCTTAACTCAAAGGGGAAAAAGAGGATTATGGCAAGACCAAAAAAATATAATATAGATACAGAACAATTAACTAAATTAGCTACATTAGGTTGCACCAACATAGAAATGGCAGACTTTTTTGGTTGTTCAGCAGACTTATTAGAAAAGAGTTATTCGGAATTTATTACAAAAGGGAAAGCTAATCTAAAAATAAGGCTTAGACAGTTACAATGGCAATCAGCAACTAAGGGAAATGTAACTATGCAAATATTCTTAGGAAAGAATTTATTAGGTCAACAAGATAGGATTGAAGAAACACAACTTGAAGAGCCACTTCCTTGGAATAGTTAATGCCATTAACAAAACCACAAAAAGAAGTAATAGATAATAATTCAAGGTTTAGAGTATTAATAACTGGCAGAAGATTTGGCAAAACATATTTAGCTATTAATGAGTTAGCTAAGTTTGCAAGTAAATCAAATCAAAAAGTGTGGTATGTTGCTCCTACTTATAGACAAGCAAAACAAATATGTTGGACTGAATTAAAAGATAGATTAATAGCCCATAAATGGGTTAAGAACGTCAATAATAGTGATTTAACAATAACACTTAAAAACAATTCTAAAATAACTTTAAGAGGTGCAGATAATGAACAATCCCTTAGAGGTGTTGGTTTAGATTTTATAGTTTTAGATGAGTTCGCAGATATACATAAAGAAGCATGGTATGAAGTATTAAGACCAACACTTTCAGATACAGGTGGTCATGCTTTGTTTTGTGGAAGTCCTAGAGGATTTGGTAACTGGTCATATGAGTTATTTAAACAAGGTGAAACTAATAAAGATTGGAATAGTTTTAAATATACAACTTTAGAGGGTGGTCAAGTCTCAGATGAGGAAATAGAACAGGCTAAACAGGATTTGGATATAAGAACATTTCAGCAGGAATATGAGGCTACTTTTGTTAATTATTCTGGAATGATTTATTACAATTTTAACAGACAAAAAAATATTATAGATAAATTTGATAAAGAATACCCAGTATTACATATTGGATTAGATTTTAACGTAGACCCAATGACTGCTGTTGTTTGTTACATAGAAAGAGAAATCATAATTGTAATTGATGAAATACAAATCTATTCATCAAATACCCAAGAAATGTGTGAAGAAATCAGAAATAGATACAAAAATAAAAAGATAGTTGTTTACCCAGACCCTAGTGCTAGGCAAAGAAAAACCTCTGCAGGTGGATTTACTGACATAAGTATATTGAAAAATGCAGGATTTGATGTAAAATGTAGAAATACAGCACCTCTTGTGAGGGATAGGATTAACTCAGTTAATTCAAAACTTAAAAATGTTAATGGTAAAAATAATCTGTTTATTCTAAAATCTTGCAAAAATGTAATAAAAAGCATAGAAAGACAGATATACAAAGAGGGAACACATATACCAGATAAGGATAGTGGATACGACCACATGAATGATGCTCTTGGGTATTTAGTTGAGTTTAATTTTCCCCTTAGACGGAATTTTGTTGCAAGCCCTCCTAAGAGGTGGAGTTGATGAACAAGGAATTTCTACACAATAAACATGATTTATGGCATCAAAATATATCTAACTGGGAGTTTTATATTCGCAGTTACTTAGGTGGTAATGATTATAAAAATGGCTATTATCTTCATAGATATATATTAGAAACGCCAGAAGAATATGACCAAAGAGTAAGGCATACACCAGTAGATAATCATTGTAAGAATGTTGTGCAGATATACACTAGTTTCCTTTGGCGAGTGCCACCTTCAAGAGATTATGGCGATTTAGATGGTGACCCACAATTAGCTTCATTTATAGAAGACGCTGACTTAGATGGTAGAAACTTTAATACTGTGATGCGAGAAGTTCAGATGAACGCTAGTATTTATGGTAATTGTTGGGTAGTAATTGATAAACCTCAGTCTAATGCTAAAACAAGAGCCGAAGAATTAGCTCAAGACATAAGACCTTATGTTTCAATATATACACCAGAGAATATTGTTAACTGGAATTATAAAAGGTCAGCAAGTGGTAGGTTTTATTTAGATTTATTGGTTGTCATAGAAGATGTTAATTCAGAAAGAGCAATCATTAAAGTTTTTACTGAGGAAAGTATACTTACATATGAGTTTGAGGACTACACAGAAGAATATACAGACAAAGAACCTAAACTAATTGAGGAAGTACCAAATGCTATAGGGGTTATTCCTGCAGTTAATGTTTATAATTTAAGAGGTGCTAAAAGACCTATAGGTATAAGTGATTTGGCTGATGTAGCTTATTTACAGCAATCTATTTATAATGATTACTCAGAAAAAGAACAATTAATTAGATTAGCTAATCACCCTAGTTTAGTAAAAACACCTAATGTAGAAGCTAGTGCAGGGGCAGGTGCTATCATAGAAATACCAGAGGATTTAGATTCAGCTTTAAAACCTTACATTATCCAACCTAGTGGTCAAAACCTAGAGGGTATTATGAAGTGCATACAAACAAAAGTTGATGCTATTGATAGAATAACACACATGGGTTCAGTAAGAGCTACAGGTTCACAAATAGCAAGTGGTATAGCCTTACAAACAGAGTTTCAGTTATTAAATGCTAGATTATCAGAAAAAGCCGATTATTTAGAAAATGCAGAAGAACAAATATGGGATTTATTTGCTAAATGGCAAGATAAACAATGGAATGGCTCAGTAAATTATCCAGATACATTTGATATTAGAGATTGGGCTAATGATTTACAATACTTACAAATGGCTAAAGCTAGTGGCATAAAATCAGAAACCTTTAACAAAGAAATAGATAAGCAAATAGCTGAGGCAGTCATAGATGATAATGAAACTATGAAAACAATTAACGATGAAATAGATGCTACCAGAACTGTTAGAGGTCAATTCCAAACAACAGAAGTAGAAGGGCAAACAGTTGGCGAAGAAGAAAGTTAGAAAAGTACCTAAAGATAAAAAAACGAAGATACCTAAAAAATATTTATCTGGGTTAAAGGGTGCTAAAAGAAATGAAAGAGCTAGGCTTATAAAGCAAGTAAGCAGATTGTATAAATCTGGTGCAAGAATACCTTTAGCTTTGTTAAAAAGGAGAACTGGCTAATGGCTGTAAAAAGAAAACCATTATCTGCTATAACTCTCAAAACATTAAAGGCTAAGGCTAAAAAATCTAAACTATTTAATTTAGCTGATTTAAAAGCATCATTTCGTAGAGGACAAGGAGCTTTTTTGTCTGGTGGAAGTAGACCTAAAATACCTATGCAAGCGTGGGCTATGGCTAGAGTAAATAAATTAATAAGCAAAGGTAGGTCTGGAACATTTGATAAAGATATTATTTCAAGGGCTAGTAAAAGAAAGAGGAAAAAGAAATGACTTTTGCAAGTATCAATAATGCCCCTTTTGGCTTGGCTTTACAGCAAGGTTTAGTTAATCGGTTTAGTGGTATTCATAAGTTTGGACTTAATACTGCTGTTGGTACATCTTTTGAAACTATATGGGATGGCAATAATACTTACACATATCCATCTTCAGCAGGAACAGCCACAGCTACCTCAAGTAATACTGGTGCTGATAATAACGGAACAGTAGAAATACAAGGATTAGATGAAAATTATGACTTGGCTACAGAAACATTAACAATAGGTGGTAGTGCAGGAACAATTACATTTAGCAGGGTATTTAGAGCAATAATGAAGACTGCTAATACAGGTACTGCCAATGTTGGTGATATATCTATTACAGTTTCATCAACTATAGTAGCAAAGATAACAGCTACCTATGGGCAAACCTTAATGTGTGTTTATACAGTCCCTAGAAACTATGTAGCCTATCTTATGCAATTAGACGTAGGTAGTTCTAAAGATTTGGAAAATGAAATCAAATTTATGACAAAAGAAATATCTAATGGTAATGTCTGGAGAACTAAAGCATTTATAACAACTAGAGGTGGATTTATAGAAAAGAATTATGTTGTTCCAGTTAAGATAGAAGAAAAAACAGATATTGAGTTACAGGGCAAAGCTAGTGCAAATTCTGCTATATCAGCAGGTTTTGAGCTTGTTTTACAAGATAAAAATGAGTGATGATATAAATTATATAATATGTCCTAGATGTAAAACATATGCGAAAGAAACAGAGCTTAAAGATGTTTATAAATGTATTGGTTGTGGTTTAATAATTAACGAAAGATTAGACGATAGGAAAGAAGATGGCAAAGTATAGAGGTAAAGAAGTAAAGCTAAATAAACCTTTTAGGCTATCTACTGCTGAATCTAAACGTAAAAAGTTTGGTGTTTATGTAAAAAACAAAGCTACTGGAAATGTTAAAAAGGTAACATTTGGTGCTAGAGGTATGTCTATTAAAAAGAATATACCTGCAAGGCAAAAATCTTTCCTAGCTCGTATGGGTGGCGTTTTAAAAGAAGTAAAAGGGCAAAAAACTCTAAGTCCTGCATATTGGTCTATAAGGGCATGGAAAAAAGACTTTCCATTATGATAAATGTCCAGAATATTAGATAAATTAGCTGACCAACATGAAGAACGAATTATAAATGTTTTATATCGTTTAGAAGAAGATGTTATCAAAGAAGTAACTAGAGCCACTAAAGGGGAATTAGTTTCTCAAAGATTAGCAATACAGCTACAGCCAAAAATCAGAACACTTATTGAATCTACATTTTTAAATGAAGCTGATTTAATTATTAATGAGGAATACAATAAAATAGCAAAAGTTGTATTAGATACTTTTGGCGAGATGCCTATTCCCAATAAATTTAAATCTTTAACAGAAGTTGACTTGGCTACAATTAATGCTCTTAAAACTCAGACATTTAGTGGTTTTGAGGATATAGCTGAAAGGTTTTTAAAAGTTATAAATGATGAGGTTTATCAAAGCACAATAGCAGGAAGACCTTTTGAGGATATGGTCAAGAATATTAGACAGCATATTAATGGCATTTATCAACAATCAAACACTCGTGAAATAAATGAATTAGTTGATTTTATTAACGAGAATAAATTTGATAATGCTAAAAAAACCCAAGTTGATGAAGCGATAAGTAAACTGCATACACAATATGCATCAGATAGAGCAGGGAATAACCTTAGAAGATATGCAAGCCAAATAGCTCATGACTCAGTTATGCAGTTTCATGGACAATTTACAGTATCTAAAGCTAAAGAAGCAGGATTAGAACATTATAGGTATACTGGCACATTAGTGAGGGATAGTAGACCTTTCTGTCAGACTATGCTAAATAAGGTATTAACCGAAAAAGAAATTCGGGATATTTGGAATAACCAAGCGTGGGCAGGCAAATCTACTGGAGACCCTTTTATAGTTAGAGGTGGATATAGATGCCGACATACTTGGATTCCCACCAACCCAGATTGGGATATATAGGAGACTAAAATGGAAGAAAATAAAGTTGAGCAATCTGCTGAAACGACAGAAGCAACTACAGAAGTTGAAGAAGTCAAAGCTGAAAAAAAATATACACAAGACCAAGTTGCAGAAATGGTTAAAAGTAGGTTAGCCCAAGAAAGAAGCCAAGTTTACAAAAAACTAGGTGTAGAGGATTTAGACATAGCTATTAATGCTGTCAAAACTCAAAAAGAATTAGAAGAAAAGCAAAAGATACAAAAGGGCGAGTTTGAAGAAATACTCAAGAATAAGACTCAAGAATGGCACAAAGAAAGGTCAAACTTAGAAAACCAGTTAAAAGATATTAAGATAAATAAATCATTATTATCTTCTGCATCTAAGAATAAAGCCATTAATCCAGACCAAGTTGTAAGCCTTTTACAGCCACAAATTAAGCTAAATGAAAGTGGAAATGTAGAAATACTTGATTCTAAGGGATTACCAAGGTACAATAGTAATGGGGAACTTTTGTCAACTGACGAGTTAGTACAGGAGTTTTTAACACATAACCCGCACTTTGTTAGTGCTACTCCAAGTGGCTCTGGCTCGGTGTCAAATGTGGATAGGACAGAACTCAATAAACCTTTAAATTTGAGTGATTTAGATATGACTAACCCTAATGATAGGAAGAAGTACTCTGAATATAGAAAGCAGAGAGATTCCCAATCAAGAAGGATAGTAATTAATAATTAAATGGCTATAATTATAAGGAGAAAAAAATGGCTAACGAAACAACCTCAACCACCATTTCGGAATTATATACCGAAATAGTCGCTGAAGCATTATTTGTGGCAAGCGAACAGTCAATTATGAGAAATCTAGTCCGCAACTATACTATTATAGGTGGTGGAAAATCAGTTGAAGTACCAATATATTCAACAGTATCCGCCTCAGCAGTAGCAGAAGCAACAGATTTATCAAACACAGCAGTCAACCCAAGTTCAGTAACAATTACTGCATCTGAGGTTGGTATTATGACAACACTAACAGACCTAGCTAGAAACTCAGCATCAAGAAATGTTGCAGGGGATATTGGTAGGTTATTTGGTGAAGCCATAGCTAGGAAAATGGACGCAGACTTATCTGGATTATTTACAGGTTTCTCAACAGAGAAAGGACCGGGAGCAGGTGCTGAGTTAACAATCCAAGACTTGTTTGAAGCAGGTACAGAGTTAAGGTCAGCTAATGCCCCCGGACCTTACTATGGTGTATTTCACCCAAAGCAAATCTTTAATGTTAAGAAAGCATTAACTAACACTTTTGCAGGAACAGCTAATATACCAGATTTAGGTAACGAAGCTATGAGAGCAGGATTTGTTGGTCAGATTGCAGGTATTCAAATATTTGAATCTTCAAACATTTCAGTAGATGGCTCTGATGACTCTATTGGTGGTGTATTCTCACAAGATGCTTTAGGAGTTGCTATGATGCAAGACCTTAAGATTGAATCACAAAGAGATGCTTCACTAAGAGCAGATGAAATCGTAGCGACAGCAGTTTATGGAGTTGGTGAACTACATGACAGCTATGGAGTTAAGTTAACAGCAGATAGCTTAGCAAACTAATTTAACTAGGGAGGGAAACCTCCCTTTTTATCTAAGGAGTTAAAATGGAAACTGTTAAATTAATAAATAAAAAAGGCGAGATTATTGAAAGATTAAAAATACAATATGAGCCTAATGAAAAGATTTGGGCTGAAAGAGGTTGGTCTATTTATGAGGGCAAACCAAAGCCAGTAGAAACAAAGATAGAGCCTAGTGGTGACCCAGAATGGCAACCAGAAGCATCTAAACCCAAGAAGAAATCTAAAAAGAAAGCTAAATAATGGCAACAACAGAATTTGCAGTAGCTAACACAGATTTACAAAAGATACAGCCAGATATTTTAGGGTTTGGCATAGCTGATTTTGCAGACCAGTTACAGTTTGCTGAAAATGATGTTTTAAGACGTATTCGAGAAGAATGGTGGGAAAGATATAGGCATCAAGTCAGATACAAGGATATTACTAAAATAACTTCTGTTGAAATGACTAATAGTAAACTAACAAATTCACAATGGACACAATCAGTAGTTTATTTGTCTTTATGGAAATATATTTATCCAATATTAACTAAATGGCGAGACCCAGACACAGGTGAGGGTAAAGATACATTCCAAGTTCAAATTGACTTTTATAGGGATAGATACGAAGAAGAATTTCAAGCTATTCTAAGAGATGGTGTCGAATATGATGAAGATGGTGGTGGTACTGTTTCAGATAGCGAAAAAGAAGCCCTGCACAGCCTTAGATTAGTTAGATAATGGAAGTTTCTGTAAAGGTAAATACTATAGAGGTCACTAACCTTTTAAAAGAAATAACTGGCAAACAAAAAGCAGTTATTAACAAGGCTTTGAAAAGAGTATCTAATATGGCTGTTTTGATGATTACAAAGCGTACACAGAGCGGAAAGTTACCAGATGGTGGTAATATGCGACCTTATGCAAGTACGACTGTCAGAGGGCGAAAAAAGAGGGGTAGGCAGACTGGTTATGTAGATTTAACTGATACTGGTAAAATGTTTAGAAGTTTAGACTTTAGAACTGGTGGATTTAAAAGCACATTATTTTTTGCTAACAAAGAAAGAGCAAAGATAGCCAGTTATCATGACACTTTTGGTGTAGGTAGGAGAAAGATAACAAGACCTTTCTTTTCTATAGGAGACAAAGAAGAAGATAAGTTAAAAGCAGAGTTTTCAAAATTTTATTTTAAAGAAATGAGATTATGAGCAAAAGAGAAAACATAGCTAGTGATATAATAACTAAACTTGATGCTGTAACTAGTCCTATTGAGTTTAAAAAGATAACCAGAGAACCTTTCGAGGTAGAAGAATTATCAGATGCTCAGTTTCCTGCAATGTTTGTACAAAGTGGAGATGAAACAAGAGAGGTTGCAAGTATAGGTGATACTGGTTCTGGAAGTTATAATGGCACAATAGATTTTTTAATTGTAGCCTTTGCAAAAGGTACAGATACAAATATTGATACGAAAAGAAATCAATTAATTGAAGTTATAGAAGAAACATTAGATAATGATGTAACCAGAAATGGAAACGCTATAGATACTCAAGTTATCGAAGCATCAACAGATGAGGGAACTATTTACCCTTATGGGGGTGTTAGGGTAACAGCGAGGGTTTTCTATGAATATACTAGAGGAGATTCATAATGGCTAAAGACATACAAATCGTTAAAGGTAAAGATACTATTACCATAACAGCAGAGAATTTGGAGCATTTTAAAAAGCTAGGTTATAAAGAAGCCGAAAAAAATGTTGCAAATAAAACCCAAAAAAGCGATAAAGAAACCACAGATAAGGAGTAAAACATGGCTACACATCACGGAAAAGAGGGAGTTGTAACTGTTGGCGGAACAGCCATAGGAAATGTTACAGGTTACACCCTAGACACAACTCAAGACGTTGTTGAAACTACTGCATTAGAAGATTCCAATAAATCATATTTAGTAGGTAGAGGAACATTTACAGCTTCTATTGATATGAACTATGACGAAACTAATGCACAACAAGCATCACTAGTACAAGGTTCAAGCCTTAGCTTTGTATTTTTACCAGAGGGTAATGCAAGTGGTGATGAAAGTTTTAGTGGAACTGGAATTGTAACTGGAATGTCAGTTGGTGTTACACTTGATGGTGTTACAACTAGAACTGTATCATTACAAGGAACTGGTGGTATTACTATCGGTACTGTGTAAGATATGTCAGAAAAAATAGACTACTTTGATGGTGTAAGAGAACATTTTAGTACATTAGAAACTCAGATAATCGAAGTGCCAGAGTGGGGTTTAGTAGGCGATAAAGCTATTTATTGCAAACCTTTTAATATGCTTGAAAAACAGAAAATTTTTAAGGGTGCTTCTGGTACTGACCTAATAGTTTTGATTGATGTAATTATTGAAAAAGCATTAACAAAAGATGGCGATAAAATGTTTAATGCTACTCATGTTTTGGCATTTAAAACCAAAGCTGATACTAATGTAATTGCTGACGTTGCTACTAAAATAATGGGTACAGGAAACGACAATATAGACGAGAATAAAAAAAACTAAAAAGTGACCCAGAATTACATAATATTTTTGGGTTAGCCGAAAAACTTCATAAGACTGTTTCTGAAATCTTGCAAATGTCAGTAAGTGAGTTTAATATGTGGATAGCGTATTATGCTTTACAAATTGAAGAACAAGAAAGACAAAACAGATTGATGAAAGCTAGACGATAGTGGCAACAAAACAAGTAAACATAGATATATTAGCCAAAGATAAGACTGCAAAAGCTATGCAGTCAGCCACTAAAGGTGTTAATAAACTAAAAGATAACGTTCAACAATCTGTATCTGCACAAACAAATTCATTTAATGCTTTAGGTAATACTGTAAGAAATGTTGTTGGTGGTGTTATTGTTTTCCAAGCATTAAGATTCAGCAAAGAAATGGTCAATATGGCTAGTGCTGTTGAAGAAATGCAATCTAAGTCAGCAGTTGTTTTTGGAAATTTTGTTTCAGATGTAAGGGGTCAATTAGAAAAATTTGGAGATACAGTAGGTAGAAGCACCTTTGAATTAGAGGGAATGGCATCTTCTATACAAGACACCTTTGTTCCTATGGGATTTGCTCGTAAAGAAGCATCAAAATTATCAGTACAATTAACTAAATTAGCAGTAGATGTTGCATCATTTAACAATGCTAGTGATGTAGAAACAATGATGGCTTTTCAAAGTGCATTAGTTGGCAATCATGAAACAGTTAGACGTTTTGGAGTTGTTATTACAGAAGCAACATTAAAACAAGAACTTCTTAGAATGGGGATAACAAAAACTGCTGATGAAGTAAGTAATGCTGAGAAAGTACAAGCAAGGTTAAACTTAATAATTGCAGGTACATCAGATGCTCAAGGAGATGCAGAACGGACAAATACAAGTTTTGCCAATTCTATGAAAGCATTAAGTGCTGAATTTCAAGAGTTTATGGTTGAAGCTATAAACCCAATGTTACCTGCACTAGCCAATATGGTTCGTTCTATAAAAGATTCAATTATACAAACAAAAGAGTTTTTAAGAAGTATTGGGCTTTTAAAAGAATTAAATGAAATAGTTCCAATAGTAGACCAATTAGAAAAAAATCAAGATTCACTTTCTATTGCCACAGCTAAATTAACAAAAGAAACTGATTTGTTAAATGCTATTCAAACAATGACATTTTTAGAAAAAAGCAAAGAATTTGCTAAAGCCAATGGCGAATTTGGAATGTCTATATTTCAAGGTGAAAAAGCTGTAAGAGATAGAATAGAAGCGTTAAAAGAAGAAATAAATCAAATAAATGCAAATAGAGAAAGTATCATTTTTGACTCTGAAATGAGAGAAATAAATACTACTAAAATAAATAAACAAGTAGATGCACTAAAAAATTTAAATGAACAAAAAGCTAAAGCGACTGATGGAACTGCTTTGGGAATAGATGCAAGTATGGGCGGTGTTCCTACAGCATTCACAGATGAAGAAAAGCTATCTAGTTTAAGGGATATGGCATCATTAGAACTTGCTGTTCAAAAAGAAGCATTTGAAAACAAATATAATTTGATACAAGAACAAGACGAATTGGAAGCCGAATTAAGAAGAATTAGGGCAGATGACACACTTACAATTGCTCGTGAAACTGCACAAAAGGAATTAGAAATAAGAAAAAAACTTTATGATGATAATTTAAATTTAATAAAAAATGGTAAAGCCAACCTAATAAATTTAGAAAAAATGTCTGGCAAAGAAATGAATGAATTGGCTAAAGATACTGGAAGATTAGCCTTAGCTGAAATGGCTCAAAATAATAAAAAGGCTTTTGCTCTTAACAAAGCTTTTAATATGGCTGAAGCTATAATGAATACTGCTACTGGTGTGAGTAAAGCCTTATCTACTGGTAATATTCCTCTGGCTGTTTTGATTGGTGTTCTGGGTGCGGTTCAAATAGCCACAATATCCCAACAAAAATATCAAGGCAGACGTTTAGGTGGTCGAATGAACCAAGACCAACCTTATATGGTAGGAGAAGCAGGACCCGAATTAGTCGTGCCAGATAGAGCTTCAAATGTTGTGCCAAATGGTCAGCTAGGAAATATGGGAAAACAAGTTACAGTTAATTTTAATATAACTACAGTAGATGCTAAAGGGTTTAATCAATTATTGGTTAATTCTAGGGGTACTATTATTAATATGATTAATAGTGCTGTTAATGAAAAAGGTAAAATGGCGATAATATGAGTGGTGCATTACCAAATACAAGATTTAATGCTATTAATTTCAAAAGCAACCAAAAAACTTTATTATCTGAAACTGATAGTGGAAAAACTTTTAGAAGACAAGTACAAGGTCAAAGATTTAGTTTTACAGTAGCTTATCCACCTATGACTAGGTCTGAATTTGCACCTATAATGGCTTTCATAATGAAACAAAGAGCCAGACAAGAAAACTTTACTGTTACTTTCCCAAGCTATTTAAATGCACAGGGCAACGAAACAAATACTTTGTTAGTTAATGGGGTTCATTCTGCTACTGATACCACAATAGCGATTGATGGGTTTGCAGGTGATGGTGCAGGAAGATTAAAAGCAGGTGATTTAATCAAGTTTGCACATGATAAAGTTTATATGGTTGTTGAAGATGTAACCTCATCAAGTAATTCAGCTACAGTTACTATAGAGCCACCATTAAGGGAAGCACTAGCGGATAATAGCTCAGTAACTTATGATTCAGTTCCTTTTAATGTACATTTAACAAGTGATACTCAAGAATTTGCTAGTGGACAAGTTGATAAAGACGGAAACCTTTTATTTAATTATGAATTTGATGTTATTGAGGCTTTGTAATGCCCAGAGGTTTAACAAGTGCAGTTAAAACAGAATTAACTACAGGAATAATTGAATCTATTCTTTTGGTAGAAATAGGGTTGGCAACACCAATTTATTTAACAAATGCAAGTTTTGACATAACATCTAGTGTTTCTGGAACATCAAGAACATATTTAGCTAATGGGCATTTTAGAGGAATAACAGGGGTACAGGAAACAAATGCACCCACAAAAAACTCATTATCCCTTAGTTTATCGGCTGTTGACCAAACTTATGTTTCCCTAGCTTTAAATGAAAATATAATTAACGATAATGTTTATATTTACCAAGGTTACTTAGATAGTAATTTAAGTGTTATAGCAGACCCTTTTTTATTGTTTTATGGAACAATAGATGAATTTAAAATATCTGATAATACTTCAACAGCTACTTTAGTTTTAGTATTAAGTTCACATTGGGGTAATTTTAGTAAAACAAGTGGTAGAACAACTACAAATAATTCACAGCAAAGATTTTTCCCAAATGATTTTGGCATGAATTTTAGTGCTTTAACAGTTCGAGATATTAAATGGGGTAGAGAATGACCAGTACCCATATATATTATGCAGAAAGAACAGATGTTGAAAGCATCTATGAAATGGCGATAGAATATAAAAATGTTGATTTAGCAGATGCGAATTATCCAGATATTGACAGGGGTAAATTAATACATTTTATTAATACTATGCTGAAAAAAGGCAAAATTATATTAATGAGGGATTTAGACAAAGATAAATTAATTGGTTGTTGTATGTTTAATAAATCAGAATATTTTTTTAGTAAAAGCGAAATTATGCAAATACAAATAGTGTATATTAAAAAAGATTATAGAAATTTTAAATTAGTAAAGACTTTAATTGATAGTGTTAAAAGACAAGCTGATGGTTTGCCTATAGTTTTATCTATTACATCTGGATTAGGCATAGACCCAGTTTTTGAAAAATTAGGTTTTAAAAATATGGGTAGTAACTGGAGATTTGTGTAAATGGGTGGTTGGAATCCTATTGATGACATAATAGATATTATTGACGATATTGTTGATGGTATTGGCGATATTATTGAAGATGTTATAAGTTGGCTGATACCAATGCCAGAAATACCAGATTTTGGCACATTAAGACCAGACCAAAATGCAAGAGGAATATTAGTTAATAAATTTAGTGCTAATGCTCACATACCAATTATTTATGGAACAAGAAAAGTTGGTGGTAATGTTGTTTTTTTAGAAACTTCTGGAACTGATAATGAATATTTATATATGGCATTGGTTTTAAGTGAAGGCGAAATTGATGAAGTTACTGCCCTTTATGTAAATGATAAAAGAGTATATTTCGATGGTGGTGCATTAAATGATAATGTGCAAAGAACTGTAGTAAGCACAGACCAAAATTTTTATGATACAGAAAATTCAGAAAGTTTAATAACAGCAGAAGCCCATTTTGGCTCAGATACACAGACATCATCAAGTTTATTATCATCAAGTGGAATAGGTGAACCAACAACCTCATGGCAATCAATACATAAATTACAAGGTTTGGCTTATATTGCTTTAAGGTTTAAATGGAACGCTGATAAATTTGGCTCAATACCTCAAGTGCAAGCTCTTGTAAAAGGTAGAAAAATTTATGACCCAAGATTAGATAGTACTGTTACTGGTGGAAGTGGTAGCCATAGAAAAGATGATAAATCAACTTGGGCTTATTCAGATAATCCTATACTGCAATTACTAGATTATTTAAGAAATGATAGATTTGGTATGGGTATTAGTAACAGTTATTTTGATAGTAATTTTGCAGATTGGCAAACAGCATCAAATGTCTGCGATACACAAGTGCAACCTTTAGGGGGTGATTTCTTTGATATACACCCTTATGGAATAGGTTATGACACAGCAGTAAGCCTAAATACAATGAGCTTAATGAGCAGTAATACAGTAGTAGATACAGCGAAAAAAGCCATAGATAATGTAAAAGATTTTGTAAGGGGTTCTAGGTCTTTCCTTAACTTTTCAGCAGGAAAATATAATATATTAGTTGAAACATCTGGCACAGCATCAATTACTTTAACAGAAGATAATATTCTTGGTGGCATAACTGTTTTAAGTAAAAATAAAAATTCAAGGTTTAATAGGGTTATTGTTAATTACATAGAACCTACTAAAAATTATCAATCAGATTCAGTACAATTTCCACCTGCTATTGAAAACCCAGAATTAATAGCTACAGCAGACCAATTTGAAACAATGAAAGCGGAAGATGGTGGTATATTATTAGAGGGTAGATTTGATTTTTCTATGATGACTAATGGTTTTCAAGCAGAAGAAATGGCTGAAATTATATTAAGACGTTCAAGGTCAAGTTTAAATATATCGTTTAAAGCTGATGCCACAGCACTAGATTTAGCTATAGGAGATATAGTCAATGTGACTCATGCTACTACTGGATTTTCTGCTAAACCTTTTAGAGTTCAAGGAATGACTTTAAATGCTGACCATTCTATTAGCCTAACTTGTTCAGAACATCAAGATAGCTATTATTCTTTTGGAACTAAGCAAACACCAGATGAAATAGTTGATACAACCTTACCAAACCCATTTATAGTACAATCACCAGTTTTATCAGTTTCAGACGAATTAAGGGCTTTAAATGAAGAAGCTATAAGTATTTTAATTGTAAATGTTCAAGCTACTGACCAATTTATAACAGATTTTGAGGTTCAAGCTAAAAAGACAACAGACACCAATTATATAAACTTAGGTAGGGGTGCTAGTTCTAATTTTGAATTACCAAACGTAGAAGATAACGCTGTTTATGATGTAAGGGCTAGGTCTGTAACTTCTGTTAGTAGGTCTGTATTTATATCAGCACAACATCAAGTAGTAGGTAAAACTGCACCACCTGCTGATGTAACAAACTTTCAAGTTAATATTATTGGAACAGAAGCCCATTTAAGTTGGACACCAGTACCAGATTTAGATTTATCGCATTACATAATTAGACATAGCCCATCAACTACAGGTGCAACATTTACAAATGCTATTACATTAATTGATAAAGTATCAAGACCTGCCAATACTATTACTGTTCCTGCATTAACAGGCACATATTTTGTAAGGTCAGTTGATAAAATTGGTTTAAAATCATTAAATGCAACAAGTAACGTAGCTTTAATAGAAAATGTAAAAAATTTAAATTTTATTGCTAGTTCTACACAAAACCCTACTTTTACTGGTGCGAAATCAAATGTTGTAGTTGTGGATAACTCTTTAATATTGGATACAACTATAAATTTTGAAGAATTAACTGGTAATTTTGATGATGCTATAGGTAATTTTGATGGTGGTGGTGGTAATGTTGCATCAAGTGGTACTTATGACTTTGATACTCATATTGATGCAGGGGGTATTTACAGCAGTAGGATAACAGCTACAGTCAATATGGAAAGATTAGACTATGTAAATCTTTTTGATGATGCACAGGGCTTATTTGACTCTAGAGAGGGTGTTTTTGATGGTAGTGATATTTTTGGTGATGTAAATGTACAATTACAGATAGCTAAAACAGATGGTGACCCAGTAAGCGGAACATATACAAATTTTCAAAAATTTAATGTTGGTGATTTTAAAGGTAGGGCATTTAAATTTAGGGCTGTATTGTTAAGTGAAGATGTAGAAGCTACACCTAAAGTTACAGGTCTTTCAGTAACAGTAGATATGCCAGAAAGGGTATATTCTGAAAAAGATATAGCTAGTGGAACAGACACAAACGGAAAAGCAATAACTTTTAGCCCTGCATTTAAGGAAATATCTGGTGTAGGTATAAGTGCAAGTAACTTGGCTAGTGGTGATTATTATGCTATAACGAATAAAAGTGCTACTGGTTTCACTATAGAGTTTTTTAATAGTTCCAATGCCACAATAGACAGAACATTTGATTATGTCGTTAGAGGTTACGGAGAATTAGCATCATGAGGTTAAAATATGTCACAAAATGATTTTACTATTGCCAATCAAAGTTTCCCTGCTTTTAGGGCTGATTTAAATTCTGCTTTGCAAGCACTAGCCAGTAATAACTCTGGAACTTCTGCACCAAGCACGACTTTTGCTAATATGTGGTGGTATGATAGCACGAATAATATCATGTATATCAGAAACGAAGATAATGATGCTTGGATAAAGTTCGCAGAATTAGACCAGACTAATGATAAATTCGTTTTAAGTGGCACATTACAATTAGATGATGGAACAGTTTCAGCACCTGCATTAACATTTAACTCTGATACTAATATGGGTATCTATAGAGGTGGCACAGACATATTAAAGTTTGTAACAGCAGGAACAGATGCGATTACCATAGATGCTAGTCAGAATGTTGGAATTGGAATTGCGACACCTACATCAAAATTGCAACTTCTTGGTGGAACTTCTGGATTAGACCAATTAAGTTTATCATCTAATTTAACTAATAACACAATTAAATTTGCAGGTGTTATTATGACAAATTATGCAAATACTACAACTGCATTATTAGGTGCTAAAGCAGAAAGTGGCTCAACTTCAATTTATTATGGCTCATCTGGAACAGACCATAGAGGACCGCAAAATCATATTTTTTATACTAATGTCAGTCCTACAGCTACTTCTGGTAATACTAAACGTATGCAAATAGGTAATAATGGTGACATACTTTTAGGTTACGAAGACACAGGTACAACACCTAAGTTATTTTGGGATGCTAGTGCTGAGTCTTTAGGCATAGGCACAACGACCCCATCACAAAAAGTAGAATCTTCTAGTGCAACAAATAATATAATTAATTCTAAAACTACTTTATCTACTGCATTAAGTGGTTTTACAGCATATGGAAACTCAACTTCACATATAAAAATGTTTCAATTTGGAAGTGCTTATGGTGGAACTGCTTTTGCAGGTTTGACAGGAAACAATCAAGCAATAATTGAAGCACAAGAAGCAAGTAGTTTAGTTATATCAACACAAGGTGGAACACCAGATATAGTATTTGCTCCTGCTAGAACTGCTAGAATGACTATTACTAATGCAGGTAATGTTGGAATAGGAAATACAAATCCAGAAGACTTTGGCTCTCTTGTTGACAATTTAGTAATTGGCACAACATCTGGGGAAAATGGTATGACCATTGCTAGTGGCACTTCTAATAGTGGAAGAATACAATTTGCTGATAATACATCTTCTCCATTTAGGGGTGCTATTGAGTATGCTCATAGTAGTGATGCTATGCTTTTTTATACTGCAGGTTCACAACGTATGCGTATTGATAGTAGTGGTCGTCTTTTGGTAAATCAAACTGCTAATACTGGGTTTAGGTTTGTTTCTACTGCATTAGGTGCAGAGGGCTGTGTGGATTGTATAAGTAGTTCTACTAATGGATACTATGCTTTGCGTATTGATATGCACGCAAACAACAATTATGCTGTCTTGTTTAGACAAGGGGGAAGTAATGTTGGCTCTATACTAACACAAAGTGGAGCAACAAGTTATAATACATCTTCAGATTACAGATTAAAAGAATCAGTAACTTATGATTTTGATGCAACAACTAGATTAAAGCAACTCAAGCCTTGCAGATTTAACTTTAAAGCATATGCAGACACTACAGTAGATGGTTTCTTGGCACATGAGGTGCAGTCAGTTGTACCAGAAGCAATTACTGGAACACACAATGAAGTAGATGCAAATGGTAACCCAGTTTATCAAGGCATTGACCAAAGCAAACTTGTACCTTTGTTAGTAAAGACTATACAAGAATTAGAAGCTAGAATTACAGCATTGGAAACAGCCTAACTTAAAGGAGATTAAAATGGCAGTAACTTGGACAATAGGAACAATGGAACGTGATTTAGTGCAGGGAGACAACACAGATATTGTGACTATTTTGCACTGGAGAGCGACAGACGAAGATGCAGATGGCAACACAGGTTCAGCTTATGGAACAGTGGGTGTAACTCTTGTAGGCACACCAACACCATATGCAGATATTACTGAGACACAAGCTATAGGATGGGCTAAAGATGCTTTAGGTGAAGATGAAGTTGCATCAATAGAGGCAAGAATAGCATCACAGATAGATGCTTTAGCAAACCCAACAACAGCAAGTGGAGTATCTTGGTAATGAGTGAAACAGTAACAATTAATGATAAAGAATTTAAGTTTGAAGATTTAGATGAAAGTCAAAAATATTATTATTCGCAGATAAAACTAACACAACAAGAAGCCGACACCCTAAAAATTAAGCTAGACCAGATGACAGGTTCAAATTTGTTTTTCAAAGACCAATTAGCAAAATCACTAATTAAAGAGGAAGATAATGGTCAAAGCGAGTGATGTTAAGGCTCAAATTGATACTCATGAAGCTGTATGTGCTGAGAGGTGGAAAGAGACTATACTTCGCATTAAACGTATTGAGCATATCATGATAGCTACAGCAGGAACTTTAATCATTATGATGGCTACTTTGTTAATGAGATAAATATGGTAGTTGCTGAAATCCTTACTGGTATAGCTCTAGTCCAAAAGTCAGTAGATTTCATTAAGAGCAACATAGGTACTGTAAACGACATAAAAGACATAGCTAAACAGATTGACGGGTTCTTTCTTGGTGAAGAGCAGATGAACAAGGGTCAAGGCAAAGGTCTTTCATTAAAAGAACAATTTGGCTCAGTTGAAAATACAGCTAATGATTTCATCAATAGAAAACTTTTAGAAGAACGAAGAAACGAACTTAAACAATTAATAAATCTTAGATTTGGACCTACTGCTTGGGATTCTATACTAACTGAAAGAGCAGAAAAAATAAACCAAGCCAAAGAAGCTCAAAAGCAAGCGAGAATAAAAGCTAAAAAAGAACAAGAAGAAATATTAGAGGTTATTAAATGGGTTGGATATGGGTTTATCATAATTGGTTTAGTAATTGCTTTTATCGTTGTGGGTGTAAAAGCGTTTGCAAAAGAATACACATATGACCAGAAAGTGCGACAAGGCTTAATAAAAGAACCCAAAATGACGACTTGCAGGTTAATGAAACAAAAAGTTTTCAAAGATAAAATGGCTTGTATTTACAGGGGTGCTAACAAAACATATGAAATGGAATTTACAGATATTAGAATTGGTTGCCCAAAACAGTATCTTTGTGTGCATAACCCTAATGGAAATGAACCCTCAATAGACAAAGTTATGGAAAGTTTGAGGAGTATAGCTAAATGACAGCCTTTATGCTTGCTTGCACATTAAATGGGATAGCTACTGGTGGTATATACTTTGAAAATGTTAATGTTTGTTTGCAGTACAGGGATAAACTCAACAATCAATCATATATGAAAGACGATAAGCCACAGGTTTATCAATGTATTTGTAAGCTAATGCCTTTTGTAGATACAGAGAAAGTGAGGGTTTATTAATGACAGAAGAAAAAAAGAAACTAATAAATTTAGATATTGGGCAAAATAGTTTTGAATTATCTCTTAGAATACTAGGAAATGAGTTTGTTGCAATAAAGATTGGCTCAACTAATTTTTCTGGTAAATTAATAGCAGGGGGGATTTTGTTGTTATTTTTTACTTTGGTTCTTTTAGAGGGTTTTGGATTAAATGAGGTTTTGAAACAATGACTGTTGAAACATTTCTAAAATGGAAAATATTACCAAGATTTATGATGCTTGCCAGTACTATAATGAGTTGGCGTTGTGCTGAATGGTTCATGGATTTAGATGCACCTACAGCTAGTCAATCGGCTTTTGTATCGGTTGTAATGGGTGTTATGACAGGTGTCTTTGGTATTTGGATGGGTCATGAACATAAAGGGGATAAATAATGGATATAGAACATTTAAAAAAAGATATTATGTTTGAGGAAGGTGTTAAGTATGAGGTTTATAATGACCACCTTGGGTATAAAACTTTTGGTGTAGGGCATTTGTGTAGGGCTACAGACCCAGAAAATGAAATGGAAGTAGGCACACCAGTATCTAAAGAAAGAGTTGATGAGTGCTTTGAGGTTGATTTATATGTTGCGATTAATGATGCTGAAAAGTTCTGCGAGGGTATGCAAGTTGACGATAATATTAAAGAATGTGTAACCCATATGGTGTTTCAGTTAGGTTTACCAAGATTAAATAAATTTAGAAATTTTAAACAAGCCTTAGTTGATGGAGATATAGCAAAAGCCCAAGAAGAAATGAAAGATTCACTTTGGTATAGACAAACAACTAATAGGGCTGAAAGACTAATAGAAAAAATGGGGCAAAGTTTATGATACAAGCATTAATAGGACCAGTTACAGGGCTTTTAGATAAGTTTATAGAGGATAAAGACCAAAAGGCTAGATTAGC